GTATAACCTTGACTTGGTTCATTATCAAAAGTTTTTCTGCATATATCTCGCGTTCTTTCATCTAACGGGCCAACATATGTCCAATTGACATTTATATCTTCATAAACCTTTTGTCTTGCTAAGTCATCGAATTGCCTTATTCCGTCAGCAACCGCAACATTCAATTGACGTGTTTCAAGATTAATAGTTTCAGCTAAACGATTTACGATCGCGGAAGGTCTTTTGCCTGATATGATTCCTTTAAACAATCCGTCTTTTAAATCATTTGCATAAGCTGAAGCCTTGCCAAGTAGACTTTCAACTTCTAAGTCTTGCAATAATTGAAGTTGAGCAACAGAAGCTCCCGCAACTTGTTTAACTCCTCGCCTTGTCGCTTCTTCGTTTATCTTTGACAAGTCAGATTCATAAGCTTTCATTAATCCATTGACTGCGTTAGAATATCCCTTGTCAAGAAGTTCTTGAAAGAAATCCAATTCCCTTGCAATCTGAATCAATTCGGTATCGCTGAATTTGTCCAATTCTTGTGCTACACGACGCAAGTCATCAAGTAAGCGTTGTTCGACGTTCTTAATTTGAGTCATAAATGTATTGACCGGATCAGCCACCTAAAATCCTTTCAATTGCGGTTTGTGGTCTTGCGGGTTCTTCTACTTGATTGTTTTCATCAACACGAGCAATTAATGCTTCAAGGTCTTCTTGACTAATATCAGGATTGAAATATCTTATTAGATCGGTTCTATCCATCAATCCCTTGTCAAGCATAAACTCAAGACGTTTAAATTCTTTTTCTTGGTCAAGTGGGTATTCTACTTCCGCAAAGTCAACATAATAATTTTCGCCCATATCTTTACCCGTATGAACACGAATAATCTGACGATCAACTTCATATCTTTCGCTCTCCCAATCTTTCCATTTCGGGATATCGCTTTGACGCGATTCAAGGTTTTCCATTTCCATCAAACGCAATGCAGTTCCACTTGGTGCGTTGCCTTTTTCGTCCCATTTAATTCTTAAATGATTATTGATAGCCGTTTGATTTGCAAAGCTTTTGGAAACCTCAATCATTTGAAGGAGGTTGGCCGGAGAACTTACAAAAGAGAACGAACTTTCAGGCGGCATCAATAGAACGCGGTCAATACCAAGCTTCATATGTGTTGCTTCATCGATACCGGTTGCGACGGGTTGACCAAACGCGAAACGTGTGGCAAGTGCAATTTCTGTATTAACAATACCTATTTGAACGGCTGCGCGAACTACGTCGTTTGCTGCACTTGTGTATTCTGCAAATGTAACCGGTAATATTCCATATGGATTGCGGTCATTCTCTGTAACCGTTATCTTGCGTCCGGCTTGGTCATATTTAAAGTGCTTTCCTTCTATGCCGTCCCGATCGGCTGACCAATAAACGAATATTCTATTATTATTGTAGTCACGACCTACTTCATACGATACCGCGAATGGTTCTGATTCGCCATCCTTGTAATATCTTTTAAAGAATGGAATAAGATCATATTGAACCTTATCATTTACCCACTTAGAACGAAAACCCATACAACCGGTCAGCCAAGTTGTTTCTGTGTATTCTTGCGACTTAGAATCCAAGTGGTGTGTCAATGCAAGGTATTCTTGCGCTTGTTCGCCGTTTATCATTCTTTTAGGCGGTTTCTTATATAACATTTGACGCGCCCTTGCAAAGCGTGGAACAACCTTTTGCGGAAATACCGGCACTTGATTTAATGTGGAAGGGGAAAAGTATTGTTCAATATGTTGGTCAACGTTATCGTGATAATAAAAATCTAAAGCGGTCGCCCTTTCTGCGTCTTCCTCCGCTTGAAGTCCATTATGTGCTTGTCTTATCGACTCAAGAACAAGTTGTTCCGAATGGTCGGGAAGTACTACGTCATTAACTGTCATAAAAAGTCCATTGATTTTGTTTAGTGTAATTAGTCGCCAAAAATTCTTTTATATCGCTATGGTGTTTTTTTTCTACGTGTTTTCCGTAAAAATACAAGAACGCAAATATTGCGTTAAAAGCCAACGACATACCCAAGATGAACATTACCACGACTTTGACACCATTACGCGTTTACGCACCGGATACAAACGATTTATGGCATATCCTATCGCGTCACTAGCGTGGGTTTGTTCTTTGTCTGAAGTCTTATCAATATCATTGCCCTTCCAGACGTTTCGTTCTAAGTCCATAATAAGATTCGGACAATTCTCACAACTGAAGTTTCCTTCACGTATTAATTTATTAACTGCGTTAACACGATCTTTAACCGGAGGGTTTGCCTTTGGTGCCGATATTGTAAACCCGTAACTGCGAACGATAGCGTGGTCACTCTGAACACTTGAAGAACGTCTTGCGCTCCCTGAGCTGTCCGGATAACATACCGATTGCGGATACTTCTTTGACAATACTTCCATCATATCGTATGTGTTGGCGTTCTTTAATCTAACTTCATCAAATACGTGAATCCATCCGTTGCCCTTATAAAAGATTATAGATGTTAATGCGTCAACGTTATAATCCATTGCGATTCCAATATCTAATCCGGAATCCTTTAGTTCAGGGCGTTCAACAACGTGATTTTCTCGTTCAAACTCTTTATAAACGCGCCCTTGTGTTAAGTTAACAAACTTCCCGTGAACGTATGCGTCAATTTGTTCTTGGCTATATGCTTTTAATAAACTTTGTTTATAATCATCGGATAAATGCGGATTGTCAAGCGTAGAAGCATTCACAACCCCGATGTCCATTGATTGGTCGTTTGCAAGGGCAAATCCCCAATTCAATTGTTCAGGTGTCCCGGTCAAAAAGATTTGACTTTTAACTGCTTCCGGATGTCGAACACGTGCAATCATTTGATTAAATACATCTCTTTTTTGAATGAATGGTTCGTCAATAACTGCGTATGCAATGTTTGATCCTCGCAATGAATCCGGTTTATCGCCTGAACCAAACCACAAAACACCATTCCAATTGTGAAATATGAATTCGCTTCGTTGTTGGTTGTATGTAAAGTTAATTGAAGCACGATTACATATATCTTTTAACGTTTCGATTATCGTTTTTGTGGCGAGTTGATGCGATGGCGATATATACATTCCCGGAATCGGTGCATTTAAAAAGCTCATTTGGATACACTTTAGCGCGCCAATGTACGTCTTGCCCGAACCATATCCACCGATCAGAAGAACAATCCGATTCTCTAAATCCCAAAACTTCCGTTGATGTTTTAGCATATTGTCTTTTTTTATTCGGAATATCACTCAATTATAATCTCATCCTTTGTAATATGTTGTTCAACTCTTTCAAGTGCTTTACCTTCTGTTCTATCTGCTATAAACTGAACCGCCCAAGACTTACCTTCTAAAGCATATTGAAATACGCGATGCATTACTACATCCAACTTGGTCAATCCGTTTGTACTTCCTTCTTCTTCGCCAATCTTGCGTAATATGTCCGGTATTGATTGACTTCCTTTAGGCCTACCTTTACCAACTGAAGCGGTGTTTCCCGCTACAAATTGCCCTTTATTATTCCGATTTTCACCGTTTTCAATCGGCATTTTTAATTCTTTCTGCTTTGTTACCAGTATAATCTTCCCAACGCTTTACAATTACATCACAGTAATTTGTATCAATCTCCATACCATAACACTTACGATTAGTCTTTTCACAAGCGATTAGAGTTGAACCAGAGCCAAGAAATGGATCAAAAACACTATTTAATTCCACTAACTTTAAACACCATATAAAAACTTCCAATGGCTTTTGTGTTGGGTGTTCCTTTTTTTCACCAGACCAATGATGAGATATATGTCTTGTATTTTTACCAAGATTTGTCCAAGCCAGTTCAAATTCGCTAAAGCTTAACCCATCATTTTTTTTATGCCAACAAAGCCAATCATTATTTATTGGTAAAATATCTGTAAAATAATTACCACCCCATATAATCATTTTATTGCAATATGATAATAATTTTTCTATTTGTGGCTTTTTGCTATCCCAATCTCCTCTGTAATATTCTTTTTTTCCCGTACCAAGTGTCATTTTATCTGCATTGATGCCATAAGGTGGATCAGTAAGTAATAATTCAGCCATCTGCCCATCCATTAAACGTTCAACATCTTCCTTCTTTGTTGCATCGCCACATAATAAACGATGTTCGCCTAATATCCATAAGTCGCCCGGTTGTGTAATGGATTCTTCAACCTCCGGAACTTCGTCATCTTCAATAAGTCCATTAACTTGTTCAGGCTCTTTAAATTGTAATTCATCTTCACTAAATCCCCAATCAATCAATTCACCAACGTCAAAATGATTGGCTAACGCGTCCCAATCCCATTGACCGGTATTTTTATTTAATCGAACATTTAATTCTTTTTCTTTATCCGGTGTTAGATCAACCTCAACACAAGGAACGTTTTCATATCCTAATTCTTTTGCTACTTTTAGTCTTTGATGACCGCCAACCAATATATTCTTTCGCTCTTTGTTTGTATTAACTATTAAGGGATCAACAAAGCCAAAGCGTTTAATTGAATCTTTTAAGTCTTGATGTTGGTCTTTAGTTAGTTCGCGCGGATTGTATTCTGCAAATATCAAATTATTTACGTCATATTGTTTGGTTGTGAGTTGACCGTTTGGCATTATTTACCAATAATTCTTTGTGCTATTCGATGCGATTGGGCGAAAGTTTTGCCTTTGCGCATTTCAGTTGCCATCTTTGATAAGTGTCTTTTTGTATGGTGTACCATATGTGATCGCATTTGTTGCCTTTGCCTTGCGGTCAACCCGTTTAAATTAATTCTTGATAGATTACGAGCCAAAAATTACATCCTTTTGATGGTATTCTTTTTACCAATTTTGGCTTTCATTTTCTTTTTTTTCTTCTTTTTTTTTGGGTTTAATTTACTCATACCGTAATGACTTGGCATTTATTTTCTCCTTCTTCGTTTTAAAGCTGCGCGTCTTATATCTGTGTCGTGTTTTTTAGTTCCTCTGACCATTGAATTAACTCTTGCCATTGCCCAAGTTGACATTGTTGCACCGCTTCTCGATCCCGCTCCAAGAAAAGCACCTTGACCGCGACGGTACGATTTTTTCAAGTCTGTTAGGTTGAACAACTTAGATTTCTTAGCTTTTGCGCGTAATGATTTAACAACGGTTGCGCTTAATGGTTTACGCCTTACTGCCAAGTTTGATCCTTCTATTAATTAATGATCTTGGAACTCTTTTGCCTTCCTTATAAAGTTTTGATATCTGTTTTATTACTCGCGCAAGTTCTGCGCGTTTTGCACCTTTTACGCCTGATAAATATTTTTTTGGTAGTCCGGTTCTTTTGTCTTTGATTGCTTTGCGTACTTTAGCCATTTGATTTCTTTAATACTGATTGCGCCCAACGACGACCGGCGTTTCCTCCCCATAGTCCCCAAGCTATTGATGCGCGACTTTTAGGATCGCGTCTATTTCTACGTTCTGCGGGTGTATCGTGACGAGCAAAAAAGCTTGTCATTCTTTTAACGGTTGCAAGTGGTATGTTCTTTCCTGATGATAGATCACGTCCTCGTGCTACACCGATCGCAGTTCCGCCTTTGCGTGACTTTGGAACTTCGCGTCTTGTTTGTAATGCCGTACGTGCCGCCCTTCTAACTGATAATGGAGGAATTGGCATATTTTAAATATCCTAACCGGTTAAGATTATTTTCTTGTTTTTCTGTCTTTCGCCTTCGCCTTGTATGTTTTGCCATAATTGCGAGTAGGGAAACAAATCAACCCTCTACTATATTGGGGTAAAAGTTTAAAGATTATGGATTGAAATGACGTGTTTTTTTACAAGCTTGATAAAAGTTTGTTTTAATTGTACTTACGCTTTTACCTTGTAGTTCAGCGATTCCAACAAATGAAAATCCTTGCACTATCCTCATAAAAACAATCTTTTTTTGAATATCCGTCATATTTTGCCACCATTCACAAGTCCATTTAGCAAACTTTCTTTCGTCTTTGTCAAGGTTGTCATAAAACTGATTGTGTTCCATAACCTCCTTGACTACGTTTAGTCTTTTTATGGCGATTTTTGCCAAATCTGCGGATTCTTCGTCGTAACCTTGCATCACTTTATTGATTGTAATATCACTTTTACTAATACCAAGACACCGATTAAGCCAATCCAAAGCATAATAATTCCAAAACCCAATTTAAATATGAAGTTTGCGATATCTAATAAAATACCCATTAAAAGAAATCATCCTTTTTTGGTTTAAATGTGCTTTGGTAAACGTGGTGAGTCATTCCTTTGTCTGTCTTTTCTTTATTTTTAGCGATTACAATATTCGCCCAACCGTTTTTATTTTCAATTTCTTTAAGTTGTTCCATAAATTCACTGACCTTGATTCCCGCGTTTATTAGCGAACCGCCGTCATCGAATACAACTTCTTTCAAAGTAATTCCGTTTATGTAGTTTTTTTCTTGCATTTTAACTCCCATTTTTATTGGGGACAATGAATGCGCCAACATTATCACTTAAACAAATGTAATTAAAATAATTTTCAATCACATAGATTATTTATTTAAGTTATTTGTC